TGGACCTGATGGGTCTATTATCATATCATCTAAGAGACGTATTGATAAAGCTAACGAAGACTATTTCTTAGAAGTAAAGAATGGTAATCTAAAGTTTGAAGGTAATCTTACCATTGATGTAACAGGAGACTTTAATGTTAATGTAGGTGGTGAGTATAATGTTAACTCCACTAAGAAGACAGAAGTAGTTAACGGACCATACACTAGAACTATTACTGGAGATGATATTAAAACTGTTGATGGTAATCAGACTAATTTAGTTACTGGAGGAGGAGCTCATCAGTATCTAGAAGGTCTATCAACTGTTGTTAAAGGTGATAGTAGATATATTGTAGAAGGTCCTCACACAGAATCTATATCCGGAGTATTGACTATGACATCAGAAGCTGAAGTCGTGCTTACTTCACCTGAAGCTAACATAGCTGCTGATAACTTATCGTTGTTTGGTGATACAGGTACTATAGGTGGTGAAAATATGCAAATGTATACAATGAATTTAAGAGCTGGTGGTACAGTATACGCTGACGTTTCAATGGATACTCCAAAGGGTAATATTACCAGAGTTGCAGGAACATCAGCTCACTACACTACATTCCATGGTGATCTAAATGGTACTGCTCTAAGATCTAACATTACAGCTGCACAGAATTACCCTGATACAGATCCTGGTGGCAACACATCCGGATCTGCGTATTCATATACAAATAACTCAGCAGATGATTTAACTAATAACACAGATGAAACTGCTAAACCTACTTCTACTCTTTTAACTGATTATAGAACCAAGAGTGACAAAGGTGTGAGAGTTGTTAAGGTTGATCCAGATGATGTCCAAAAGAATAATATTGATCTATCTAAAAAGACTTCTGGCGTAACAAATAAGAATATAGATGTAGCTCAAGTAAGACGTAAGATGAGAGATCCAGCTCATAGAGATAACGTAGAGTTTACTACTCTGATGTTATCTGAAGGTAAACTATCACCAGATTATGCTAACGTATCTCCTCCTAACGTAGAAACTGTACAAGACACAGAAACACTGGTTGTACAAGGCAGTTCTGTTTTAGGCAATCCATCTCAACATCTTACTTCTAAAAGGATTATTAGATAATGGCTCTTAAATATTTACCAGATCTTAGATTCTTACCTGAAGGACTTTCTAAAGTAAATTCTAATACTCCACTCAATAGTGGTATTACTATGGGTAACTTTCTTAAAGGTATTACTCTAGATCATATACCTGAAGTAAAAGATAGAATACAGATAGCTCGTAATCTATTACCTCAAGCTCAAATACTAAAAGCTATTGGAGAAGATAGTAAACGATTTAGCAGACATAAACTTGTTGTTATAGAAGGTTTGTATAAAGCAGACCCTCAAGAGCAAATCACTGAGTCTGAAGCTAATACTAATTTCCTAGCAGTATCTGGACGTTCTGTAGTGTATGAGCTAAGACGTAATGATTCTATTGATAATGAAAAGACTTTTGAACTAGCTAGGTTTTTACAGACTTATCATCGAACATATGATAAACTAATATTAGATTATGATACTTACAACGAAGGTGAGTTGAATGTTCAGATTATTATTGAAATGCCAATCATACCTTCTGACTATAATGTTAAGTTTAAAGGTATAGTAGAGACACGATTTAATAATAAGATTCAAGCTACAAATCAGTTGATTGAAATAACAGAAACTCCGACAACACAATTGCAGTTCCCAGCAGACCTACCTGATGAAGTTACAGGATACTTTACCATTGGTGATGTACATGCTAGAAACTTAAAAGTGTTTGGTGGAGATCCATGGCAAACATTTGCTAGGGATGCAAGAACTTCTAGAGATCAAGATATTATTAAGAATATTAAACTAATTAAAGCTGGTGAAGTAGTTGTGATATCTGCTGGTGTCAATGATGCTATAAGCTCAAACGATACACCTACTCAGATTGCTGAAAGAGTTAAGAAAATAGTCAACACATCACATCAATTAGGTCACTCTGTCACATTCCTATTATTTAAGATAACAAGTAAAACAAATGTCAAAAGGCAATTAGAAGTAAGACAAGCTATGGTTACCTCGTTATCTGATTTGACTGATATACGGATTCTAGATTTGAATTCACCTCAATATAGTCTTGGAGTAGATGGTATTAGTTTAAGCAAAGAGTCTTATATATCAATTTCAAACGTGCTAATTTAACTTATAAATAACAGAAATAATTGGAAGACAAATGGCTATAAGAAGAGTTTTATCTACAGAAGATGGCAATCTTCAGAAGAGTACGCTGATATCCTCGCGTGCCGTAGACTATTTGGATATAGATTTAACGTTTAGTAAAAGACCTTCTGGGGACATCTATAAGAAACGAGATGCGGCTGCTGTTAAGCAATCAATAAAGAATCTACTTCTTACAGATTATTATGAGAAACCTTTTCAACCTTTCTTTGGTGGCAATCTGCGAGCCATGTTGTTTGAGTTAGCTGATGATGATACAGAAGATGAAATAAGATCAAATATTATTACAGCTATTAATAACTATGAACCTAGAGTTGAAATACAAAACATAGATGTAAATGTTCTTCCAGATCAAAATGACATGAGAGTATCAATTGTGTTTAAAATTATAAGCACAGAAGAATTAGTAACATTCACTACGAACCTATCGAGGCTAAGATAATGGCAACAACAATTAAGTCAACCAACCTAGACTTTACGTCGATCAAAAGCAACTTAAAAACATTCTTAGCTCAACAAGATGAGTTTGCGGATTACAATTTTGAGGCTTCTGGGTTATCTAACATACTAGATGTGTTAGCATACAACACTCACTACAATGGATTGATTGCTAACTTTGCTTTGAACGAGTCATTCCTCGGGACTGCGCAGCTGAGAAGCTCTCTGGTATCGTTAGCCGAAGGTATTGGTTACATTCCTAAGTCAAAGTCAGCATCAAGAGCTACAGTTAACTTCTCTGTTAATCTAACTTCATTAGCAGAAAGACCCACAACTATATCATTAGCTCCAGGCGTTGTGTTTGAGAGTTCTATAGACGATATAACATACACATTTCAAACAAGAGAAACGGTTGAAGCATCTGATGATGGATCTGGTATCTACCAGTTTAAAAACATTGCTGGCACAACGGATATAGAAATATTCGAAGGTGCGCAAAGAACAAAAATATTCATTGCCGATGCCGTATCTCAAGATGCTCTTTACATTATACCAGATAAGAATATGGATATCGATACAGCTATTATTAGGGTGTACGAAAGTCCAACATCAGTAGCTTTTAACACATATCAAAACTTGAAAGATGCTACTCTTATAAATGCTGCCACAGCTCTTTATATCTTAAAAGAGTCTCCTAACGAGTTCTTTGAATTATCATTTGGTGATGGTGTTACGTTTGGTGTTACTCCAAAAGCGGGATATAAAATAGAAGTAGATTATCTTTCTGTACAAGGACCCACAGCTAACGATGGTACATTGTTCACCCCTACAACACAGGTTAATGTGGGTGGTACAGGATATACCATATCAGCTCAGACTGTTACCAACTCTCTTGGTGGAGATATAAAAGAGACTAACCAGTCTATTAGAACAAATGCTCCATTCCAGTACGCTACTCAGAATAGAATGGTTACTGCAGATGACTACTCATCTCTTGTATTAAGAAACTTCTCTACACTAATAAAAGATATCAAATCCTTTGGGGGAGAAGATGCTCTTAAACCTGAATTTGGTGCTGTGTTTATGTCTATTGTATTTGAAGATGATGTGTTACCTGGTACTCAAACAGTTACTAAAAACAGCATACAGGAGTTGGTAGATCAACTGTCGATTGTATCATTTAGATTAAAGTATGTAGATCCAACTACTACGTTCATAGAAACAAACACGTACTTTCAGCTTAATCCTAAACTCACTACACTATCGTTAAACAGCATCACTGATAGTGTTAATAGTGTGGTAAGAAATTACTTTGCTGGTAACACAGGTAAGTTTGGACAGGCTTATAGACGTTCAAACCTACTCTCTCTAATAGATGACGTTTCACCAGCTGTGCTTTCTTCTCGCATGGAAGTTAAAATGCAACAAAGAGTTGTCCCAAGGTTAGATGCTCAGAATGATTTTAATATAAGATTCCCTGCTTCTATTGCTCCTGCCGATGATGTTTTACATATAGTTAACAGTACACCGTTTAATATAGACAATAGGGCGGGTAAAATAAGAAACAAGTTAAACAGCAATAAGCTTGAAGTTGTGACCTTAGATGGGTTAACAACAATTGTTGATAATATAGGAAGCTTTAATGCCATTGATGGTACTTTATCTATAGTAGGTTTTAAACCCAGCAGTATTATTGGAGCGGTTAACTACATTAAAATAAGTGTCACTCCTGCTAATCAAAGTGCCATTGCTCCTCAAAGAGAAGATATTCTTGAATTTGATGAAGATCCATCATTTGCATCAGCAGTAACAGTAGAGTCAGTGTAGTATGCCTAGAGATTATACCTTAAAAGATAACTTGCGTAGAGACTACAGGTTCACTGACCACCATATGGTTGACCAAGTCCTACCGGATTATTTTAAAGCAGATTTTCCTAAATTGATAAAGCTTCTTGAAGCGTACAATCAGTTTGAAGACTCAGATCAGTCTCCTGCTAGGCTTGTACACGATGTTATTACTGCAAGAGATATTACAGCTAATGATTTATCTCTGTTATCTTTTATAGAAGATGAATTGCTTCTAGGTCAATCTTATTTTGAAGGATTTGAAAATAAGAGAGCAGCGGCTAAGTTCTCTAACAACCTTTATAGATCTAAAGGTACTCTATACTCTATACAACAGTTCTTTAGAACATTCTTTGGTGTTACTCCAGATGTGAGATATACAAAAGAAGATAGGTTTATGGTAGGGGAAACTGATTCTAAAATAGGATTTAATTCTCAAAAGTTCTTAACAGATGATAAACTATACCAAGCATTTGCTATTTTAATTAAAGCTGACATCCCTATTGATAAATGGAGAGAAGCTTATAAGCTTTTTGTACATCCAGCTGGAATGTATGTTGGAGGTCAAGTATTACTTGAAGCTACAGGAAGCTTTAGCTTTGGTATAATGCCAGACTTTGAAGATATCAATATTGATCCAGTTGTACAAGGTGAAGCTTCTCTTGGTACTCCAACACTTCTTACAGACTTAACTGGCGAAGTAGATTCAGCTGGTAGAGGCACATACGCTAAACTTAGAATTGATCTCCCAGGCTCTGTTGAAGAAATTCAAAATATATCTATTGACGAGATCAATCAGAACTACAGATCTATTAGTGAACTTATCGGAACTAGCTCACCAAGTATGGATGGTGATTCTGCAACCAACGTTGCTGACATGTCTCAGGATAGAGCAATATTTGATACTATGGATGAAGTTAAATATACTTACTATGATTCAGATTCAGCATAATAACCATTATAAATAATACTAACCACAGATACGGATTTAGCAATGGCAAGACAGAACATTAATAGAGGCACCACAGCCAATGATGGTACAGGCGATACGCTTAGGATCGCTGCCGGTAAGATAAACGATAACTTTGGAGAACTATACAACCTTCTTGGTGGTGATAGTGCTCAGGTTACTACAAAGATGTCTTTATCGGACAACGGGTTAATCTTTAAAGGACTAACTTATAATACCACGCTAGGTTTTGTAGAAGGCTCTGCTGCTGTATCAATCAACCTTCCTAACGAAAGCGGCACTGTTGCTCTTGTGGGTGGTACACAAACACTTGTTAATAAAACATTAACCGACCCTCTCTTAACTCTACCTCAGATTAACGACACGTCAGCTGATCATCAGTATATATTTGGTGTGAGTGAATTAGCTGCGGATAGAACTGTTACACTACCTCTATTGGGTGCTAGTGATGAGTTTACGTTCAATGCGCACGCACAGACATTAACCAATAAGACATTGACAGCACCTAGTATTGTGAATCCTCAAATCTCAGGACACATCAATGATATCAATGGTGCTGAAGTGTTTGAAATTACAGCATCGGCAAGTGCGGTTAACCATCTTCATGTATCAAATGCTGCTACTGGAGGCATTCCTCAGATTGCGGCAAACGGATCTGATGCAAATGTTGGTATTGGTTTGTCAGGTAAAAACGATGGGCTCGTACACATACAAACGGGTGTAAGATACAGATCAGAAACTGTTAACGCTAGTGCTCAAGCTATCAATTTGCAAAGAGCAATGTCAATCTTTAACCTAAGCACCGCATCAACAGCTACATTAGCTAACGGCACTTTTGTTGGAGAAACAAAAACATTTGTTAATAGAGCTGTGGGAGCGGTTACCGTGACTCCTACAACATTCTTTAACGGTACTAGCTTTACAGTAAAACAATACGGTATAGTAAACTGTGTGTGGATTGATAATACAGATGGGTGGATGTTAATGATGCCTAAATTGTACACATCAAGTGATACAGCAGCACTATACTATATAACAGCATAAGAGATATAACATGCCAGCAATTATTACAGATAGATTCAAAAAAGAAATTCTTTTAAACCTTCAAGCTGATATTGACAGCGCAGCAAACAATTTTTATGTTACTGTGGGTAGACCCATTGATTGGAATGGTACCGACACCGCTCCAACTCCCACCAATGCTATTAGAACAGTTCGAGATGCTCGGCACAACATGACAGCTATTAAGAATGTTGAAGCTCACTCGTTTGTTATACCAAGATACACATGGTCCTTAGGAGCAATATATCAAGCTTATAATGATAATTCTGTGGGACATCCTTCAAATAGTTTCTATGTGGTTACAGATGAAAATAACGTCTATGTTTGTCTTGAAGCGGGTCAAACAGCTTTGGGTCAATCAGTTACATCTACTGTTAAGCCTTCTGGTACATTAAACACAGCGTTTGAAACGGCTGATGGATATGTATGGAAGTTCTTGTACTCTATTGGTGCTTTGAGAGCATCACAGTTCTTATCAGCTAACTTTATGCCAGTAACTGTTTTTGGTCCATTTGACTCTGATGATCCAGCTGATCACGTTGAGCAAGTTGGTGTTCAAAATGCTGCTTCTCCTGGAGAAGTGGTTGGATATCAAGTACTGTCTGGAGGTTCTGGCTATACAACAGTACCTACAGTACAAGTTATAGGTAACGGAGTAGCTGCAAGCGCAACCGCTACTGTTAGCGGTGGTGCTGTAACAAAGATTAATGTTAAAGACTCTGACGGAAACAAAGCACATGGTAGAAACTTTACACAAGCTTATATTAAAATTACAGGTGGAAATGGTTCTGGAGCTGTAGGAAGACCCATAATTGGTCCTAAAGCTGGCTTTGGCGCTGATCCAAGAGATGATCTTAAAGCAACAGCAATGATGTTTACCGCTAAACCATCTGGTGATGAAGGATCTAATTGGGTGATAGGTAATGACTTTAGACAAGTTACTCTTATTAAAAATATAGAACTACCAGATTCTGATGCTTTATACACAGGTGTTACCGGTAATGCGCTGAGACGTATGAAGTTCTCAAATGGAGCACCTAGTTTTACAGCAGATAAAACCTTGGTGGGGAATTCTTCAGAAGCAAGGGCTTATGTTGTAAAAACTGACTCGGATGAAGTTTGGTATATCCAAGATTCAGATACAGGATTTGAACCATTTACAGAAGGTGAAGTTGTAGGAGAAGCAGACGGCTCTGGTAGCGGTACTCTAGAAGCAGCCGGTGTTGATGCTGATGCTAATACTTACCTAAACGGAGATGTGGACACTTCTACGGGTGAAATAATGTATATAGATAATAGAGCAGCAATACAAAGATCAGCAGATCAAACAGAAGATATAAAAATTATTATCCAACTTTAATGGAAGACTAATATGGTAAAAGCATTTACATCCGAAATATTCTCATCTACTTACAGGGATGACTTTACAGACAGTGACAACTTTCACAGGATTCTGTTTAACAGTGGACGTGCTTTACAAGCTCGTGAGCTTACTCAATTGCAAACTATTATGCAAAATGAACTCGGTCGATTAGGGAAGCACATCTTTAAAGAAGGTGCATCTGTAAATCCCGGTGGAGTTACTGTAAATAATGAATATGAATTTATTAAACTAGATACTTCTGTTCTTCCTCTTCCTGCTATTATTACAGACTTGGTTGGAGTAGAGTTTACATCTGACAGCTTAGTTAAATTTAAAGTGATTGAAGTTCTTGCAGCTACTGCAAGCGATCCTGCTACACTATATGTTACTTACACAGACACAAAAGCAGTTGCCGCTTCTGTTGCTAATTCAACTTCAATAAGAGCTGCGGCTGGTGAAGCTATAAGCTCATCAAGTTATAGTTTAGCTGTTCAAGCAACCAATACTGTGTCTAACCCAGCAGTTGGACAAGGTACTAAAGCCTCTATCCATGCGGGTGATTTCTTTGCTCAGGAACACTTTGTTTTTGCTAAACAACAGTCGCTGATTATTTCTAAGTATACTACTAACCCAACCGTAAGATTAGGTTTTAAAGTTACTCAAGACATTGTTACATCTTCTGATAACTCTGCTTTATTCGATAACCAAGGAGCTACTCCCAATCTATCATCACCCGGTGCAGATAGGTATAGAATAAACTTAACAATTGCTGACTTGGCGTATGTAGATTCATCCGAAAACTTTATTGAAGTTGTTAATATTGTTGGAGGGTTTATTCAATCTCAAGTAGGCGCTAATGACAACTACAATCAAATTGCAAATGTTATGGCACTACGGACTAAAGAAGAGTCTGGCGACTACATTGTAAAACCTTTCGAGCTCGAGTTTGAAACTAATGACTCCGATACAAGTAAGATAAACTATATTGTAAGCTCAGGTATTGGTTATGTGGATGGTTATAGAGTAGCCACTTCTGGTCAGACAGCTATTGTTGTATCTAAGCCTCGAACAACTACAGCAGAAAACAATGAAGTAGTAGCTGCTAACTATGGTAGTTATATTATTGTGTCTGGTGGTAAGGGTATTCCTAATATTAACGAACTGCAGATTATGAATTTACGATCTGCTGTTACTCACGGTGGCTCAACAATTGGTACAGCTAGAGTTCGCCACGTAGAAGAAGATGGTGCTAACTACAGATTGTATATATTTGACATTGCGATGGGCTCAGGTCAGAACTTTGCAGATGTTAAATCAATTGGTACAGGCACTACAGACTTCTTTAACTTGGTTTTAGAAATAAATAAAGCAGTTTTAAAAGACGCTGCAAACAGCTCTCTATTATTTGAATTACCTAATACTAGACCTCAGTCTATATCTGATATTTCTCTCACGGTACAGAGACGATTTACTATACCAAATACAGGTGGTACTGGTACTGGGTCTTTATCAGTTCCAGCAAATGGTGAAACCTTTGCGGACACAAACTTGTGGGTAATGGGTGCATCTGATTCAGACATAGACACTGGAGCAACAATAACCGGTGCTGGTACTGATACAGTAAGCATCACAGGAATTGCACCTAACCAAACTTCTTATGAAGTTCTTGCTTATGTTAACAAATCGGCTGGAACGGTAAGAACTAAAACTCTTACAGAAAGAGCTCAAACTTTTACTACAGCGACAGATGCTGATAGTGATGGTACTGGCAACATCACAGGTTACACATTTGATAAACCAGATATCTTCTCATTTGATATACTTGCTGAAACAGATTCTGCTGGTGAAAATAAAGCATCTATATTTGAAACAGACAACGGACAAAGAGATAACTTCTACACCAATGGTAAATTAAATCTAGTTGCAGGCAGTACACCTCCCACCACTCTCTATGTTAAGTACAAACATTTTGAGCATGGATCTGGTGGCGACTTCTTTGCAGTTAACTCGTACACGGGTCAAGTTAGCTATGAGAACATTCCTAACTTTACTAGATCTAGTGGTGATATAATTAATCTGCGTAACGTTGTTGATTTTAGACCTGTAGTTAATACATCAGGAACTTTTGGTTCAGGTGCTAAGATAAATGAATTACCAAGACCCACTGATCTTATCACTATGGATGTTAACTATTACCAAGGTCAAGCTGCTAAAGTAGTTATAGGCAATAACGGACAACTTCAAGTTATAAAAGGTGATGCTGCAATTAATCCAGAGCTGCCTAAGTCTCCAGAAAATACATTAGATTTATTTAACGTAGTTATGAATCCGTTTATGATAGATGATAATGATATCAATAGTGAACAGCTTACATATAAGCGATTTACAATGGCTGATATAGGTAAGCTAGAACAGCGAGTATCAAGCTTAGAAGAAACAACGGCTCTTTCATTACTAGAATTAGAAACATCTCAGTTTGACATATTTGATGCTAATGGTTTGAGTCGTACTAAGTCAGGCTTCTTTGTAGATAACTTTGCTGATCAAACAAGAACATTTACAGCAAGCCCTGAATCTAAATCAGCTATTGATCCGGTACTACAAAGCATGAGACCCCAGTTTAGTAATAGAAATACTAACCTCTTCTATGATAGTGATGCTTCTGATAACTTTAATGTTCGTATTAAAGGCGACAATGTCATGCTTGATTATGATGATGTCGATTATATCTCTAATGATTTTATAACAGGCATAGAAAATGTTAACCCATTCTCTGTTGTATTAAAAAGAGGCTTTATGGAGATATCTCCTACTTCAGATGAATGGTTTGATACAGAATTTACTCAACCTATTGTTGTTGATGGTGGATTTGTTCAAGGTAGTGTTGTTGGTAGTGTATGGGATGACTGGAGCTTTAACTGGTCTGGTGTTAAAAAGGACCTTAAAGTTGGACAATCTTTAGGAATTAATACGGGTAGTAACTTTACAAGTGGTACTCAAATAAAACGTACTGATAAAGAAATAAAAATTTCCGGTATCAAAACGAAAACTGAATTTATAGATGAAGAAGGTGTGGAGGTTAGTCGTGCATTCTTACCACATATGAGAACACGCAAGATCTTCTTTAAAGCCCAAGGTTTAAAACCTAATACAAGACATTATCCATTCTTTGGATTAAAAGCGGTTGACCCATGGGTTAAGAAAGAAACTTTCCAAAGATCATCTAGTGTTAATCAAGATTGGAGTACGGGTTATAATAAACTTACTGCGCATCCAGATGGTAATACAGCTGTATTAGAGACGAATGCTGATGGTGAACTGTCAGGTTCCTTCTTCTTACCCAATACAAAAGATATTAAGTTTACCTCTGGTGACAAAGCATTTACTTTAATTGATATTAGTAAAAATAATGAAGAAGATTGTACTTCTATAGCAACCGCTAAATATTACGCTCAAGGTGTAATAGTTCACAGACAACAAACAGTTCTATCTACTAGATCTACTGATCTAGAAGTAACAACAAGTACAACAGTTGTAGGTGTTGTTCAAGGTACTAACTATCCTGGTGGCAGCAACAATAGTGATAATGATAATACTCCTACTGGTCCTGGAACTGTGTATAAGGATGGTGTGTTTTATAAACATAACCCGGTAGTACCAGTACATCCTTTTTCTTCTGGTAATTCTGGAGCAAAAAAATCTACATGTAGTAAAGATCCTCTAGCTCAATCATTCACAGTTGCTGAAACGTCTGGAGTCTTCATTACTAAGATAGAAGTAAGATTCCAATCTAAACCTGCTATAGGTAAAACTCCTATTGTTGCTCAACTAAGACCAATGGTTAACGGTATACCTTCAGCTAAAGATGCTGTACCAGGCTCAACAATATTTAAGAGTCCAGATGCAATTACAGTATCAGAAGACGGCTCAGCAATAACAACGTTTACTTTAGAAGAGCCTGTATATCTATCAGGTGATGAAGAGTATTGTATAGTTCTATTATCTGACTCTAACGAGTACAATGCATTTGTAGCAGAAGCTGGTAAGTTCATTCTTGGTTCAACTGAGAAAAAATTAACTAAACAAGCTACACTAGGTTCACTATTTAAATCTCAGAATGGTAAAACTTGGGAACCAGATCAAACTAAAGACTTAACATTTAAATTAGTTCGTGCTAACTTTGCTGCTGGTGGTACTGTAATTTTACAGAACAGTAGTCCAGCAAATGTTAATGTGGCCAATGCTATAAAGACAACTAATACTTCTAACTCTATGCAAATATTGTTAGCTGATCACGGGTTTATTGTAGGCAGTAAAGTTCAGATTACTGGTGCTTCATCAGTAGGTGGTATACCAGCTTCTCAGCTAAATGCAATTCATACTGTGACACACATTTCAGGTGATGAGTTTAAATTTACAGTTGCTTCAAATGCTACAAGTACTACGATAGGTGGGGGAGACTTCACTATTGAAAGACAGCATATGTTTGAACTTGCTAGGGTTGGAGTAGAGAATATACTACCTCCTGCAACTGCTATAAATGCTAGTGCTAGATTAACATCTGGTAAGTCTACTGCTGGTACAGAAACAGCTGAGCAAGTAGAAACAAGCTACACTCCTATTGCTATTAACAAAAATGTATACTTTAACTCACCTAAACTTTTAGCTACATCTAGAAATGAAACAGATAGAATGTCTGGTAACTCTTCTGCTTTAATTAAGCTTGAATTAGCTGCTGGTAATTCATTTGTATCACCAGTTGTTGACTTACAGAGAACATCTCTTACAACAGTACACAACAGGATTGATCAAAACAGTTCTTTTAATAGTGTAGAAGAAACAAACTCAATTGGTGGGACGACATTAGCTAAACACGTAACAAAACCAGTAACACTCTCGGAAAAAGCTAAAGGTTTAAAGATATTGTTATCTGCTAATAAACCATCCGCTAGTAACTTCGATGTTTACTTCAGAACAAATAGTGGTGGTGATTTATTAACATCTTCATATACATTGATAGCTCCTGAAACAGGAATACCAGCAAGTGATAATCCTCTAATCTTTAGAGACTATAGATATC